TTCTGGCTGCTTGAAAAAGGTTCTCCGGCTCAGTGGATAACACACTCAGAAGATTATCTAAAGCTGATGAGACAATTAGCAGTTGATGCGCCTTATATAAAATCCTTTGAAGAGCGTTCTGGTATAGGAATGGACAAAGCATGGGCTTTTACTGGTGATTCAGGAAAAGCCATTAAATTCGACAGCAAAGAAAAAGCTGACTACTTTGCAAAAGAGGAAAGGTTATTTGAGCATGGAGTTGTTGCAATAGGGCATGTGTTTATGGAGATGCCTGCAACTAACGAAGAAAAACTAAATCACATCGCAAAAGCCCTCGCATCTACCAATAACTCAAACTGGTTGCAAGAGCATGATGCTGAAATGGAAAAGCGCAAGGATGACGCCTATCTGGAACGTAATCGCGTTGTCGCAGCATTAGCAAAATTATTCCCGTCTGGAATTGCCAAAACTGCTATCGAAGGATGGTCTGAAGATTGGCACTCCTGCGTTTATATTGACCTCCCTATCGGACAAGTAAGCTGGCATTATCACGACAGTCATGCTTTTCTGTTCGCTGGGTTGCGGCATTATCAGGGAAAATGGGATGGTCACACTACGGAAGAAAAATATGCTCGCCTTGCCAAACTACATGTTAATTGGCTTGCAGAGCAGAAAGCACAGTGGCGCAGGGAAGTGCTGGAGGAAGCGGCGAATAACATGGTATCAAACCCAGCAGAATCTTGGCCTTCTGCCGCAGAAGAACTCCGCCGCATGGCAAAAGAACAATGACCTTCGACCGCACAAAACACATCAGCTTCGATGAAGAGACATCGAGCACCGTCGATCCGGAATATTCGCTGCAGCCGTTCCGCGCGCTGAAGGGTGAAGCGTTTGTCAGTTCGTATGCTGTGACGTACTTCAAGGATGGCAAGCCGGTATCCGAAGCGTGCGCTATGCCCAGCGTTGATCAGTTGCGTGCGTTCTTGCAGCACTGCATCGACAACGATCTGACAATCGTGGGCTGGAACGTGGCGTTCGATGCGGCGTGGCCCTGCGCCTTGGGGCTGGAGGATCTGGTGATGCGCGCCAAGTGGCTGGACGGTATGCTCTTGTGGAAACATCTTACGGTGACGCCGGAGTACGGGCTGTCCAAGGGCAAGCGCAAGTCGTACAGTTTGAAAGCCGCTGTGCCTGAATTTTTTCCAGAGCGTGCAGGATATGAGGAAGATATCGACTTCCACGACATGTCGCCGGAGGCAACGGCCAAGCGGTTGGTCTACAACCAGAAGGACACGATCTTCACGTTCAAACTGACAGAGAAGTTCTACAACATGCTGGAGCAGGAGCCGGCGAGACTGCAGGCAGCACTGATCGAAGCCAAGTGCATACCGATGGTTGCGGCAAGCTATGTACAGGGACTGCCTATCGATGTGAAGCAGGCCGAGAAGCTGTACGAGATGTTGGATAACGAGTCGATGATGCAGCTGGACGCGCTATCAGAGTTCAACGTGACACCGGAGATACTGAACTCGCCCAAACAACTGGCAAAGTTGTTGTTCGAAGATTGGGGCTTGCCAGTCTTGAAGAAGACGCCGAAGGGCCAACCGAGTACAGACAAGGAAGTGCTGCATGAATTACTGAACACAGTACAGGACGTGCGCGCCGACGCTGTGCGCCGCTATCGTGAGGCAGTTGGCAACCAGAGCAAGTTCGCGGAGGGCACGCTGGATAGCGTGAAGTACAACGGAGACGGATGCGTGCGCCCGATGGCGTCGATCTATTCTACCTACACAGGCCGCATGACGTTCACCAGCAAGCAAGGCAAGGGCAAGAACGAACGGGCGATCGGCATACCCATACACCAGATGAAGGGTGACAAGGGCGAGAAGCTGGACAAGGAGTATCGCAAGATGGTTCTGGCACCGCCCGGGTACACCATAGTGGAGTTCGATGCCGCTGGTCAGGAGTTCCGGTGGATGGCAATCATGTCAGGCGATCAGACGATGCTGGAGTTGTGCATGCCGGGGGAAGACCCGCACTCGTTCATGGGATCGAGGATCGTGCAGTGTGACTATCGCGAGCTGATCGAGCTGAACCATGCCGGCAACAAGAAGGCCAAGAACGAGCGGAAGCTGGGCAAGTTCGCGAACCTGTCCTTCCAGTATCGCATCGGCGCAGAGAAAGCCACTGTCAAGGCGCGTGTCGAATACAAGCTGGATGTGCGGCAGCCCTACATCCAGAGTGTGAAAGATGTTTACCTGAAGTCGTACCCGAGGGTGCAGGACTACTGGCAGAACCAGATATTCAAGTGCGAGCGCAAGGGCTATGCAGAGACCTTGGCAGGGCGTAGAGTAGACCTTCATGGGGACTGGCGCAGGAACGGCTGGTCACTGGAAAGCACGGCGATCAACTTCCCGATTCAGGGTGTTGGTGCAGACCAGAAGTATCTGGCGCTGGCTGTGTTGAGGCCATACCTGCTGACAGTTGGTGCGAAGTTTTTCTTCGAGCTGCATGACGGCATCTATCTGCTGGTGCCGGACGACAAGGTTGAGCAGGTAGCAGTGGAAGGCAAGTGGTTGTTGGATAATCTCCCGTACCACAAGGCTTGGGGGTTTGCCTCGCCGATCCCGCTGACGTGGGACTGCAAGGTAGGCAAGACATGGGGAACACTAAAGGAGTATGACTATGGAAGCAAATGAAGCACTGACGGATTATCTGCAATCGACACTAGCAGAGCGCAAGCAAGTTCACTTGGAGATGGCGAAGTCGTTTCTGGAAAGCGAGCTGGCCGAGCGCAAGGAGTACATACAAACATGTTTCAGGAACAGGGTGAAGCCGAGCCAGAGCAGAATATCCGGTCTTGACGCAGCGATCTTGGACTCTCGCGCAGCGGTGAGGGACTGCGAAGCGGCACTGCTGGCGGCCTGATCATGCAGCTATTTCTGGTGTGCCACAAGTCTGCTTTCGAGGTTCTGGAATACGATCAGGAGACAGGAAAAGCCAAGCTGAAAATGCTGTCGAATGGTGCTATAGTGAGTGACACCATAGACATCCCGGCGTTGAAGAAAGCCGGATGGAAACTTGTAAAGGAGATCGATGATGCCCAGCTCGCCAAATTACGTTCGTGACATCAAGCAGGAAACCAAGACGGCAGATGCTCGTGGGGACCGCAAGCGCAATATAGAGCGCAAGCGTGCTCGCCGCAAGGCAGTCAAGTTAGGATTGGTCAAGCCGAACGACGGCAAGGACTTGGACCACAAGCAACCGTTGAAGCAGGGCGGTGCACCACTGGCCAAGTCAAACATGCGGGTGCGTTCAGCGTCGGCCAACCGTGGCTTCCCGCGCAACCCTGATGGCTCAATGAAGAAAGGCGGTAACAGGTGACAACATCGTTTGAGAAAGCACCAATACTTGAAGTGACGGAAGAGAGACTCAAAAAGCACAAGCTGTCCATTGAGTTTGTCGATGCAGCAGATTACCCGGCACGGCTCGGGTACATTCCGATGAAGGGCGAGGTCGGCATGCTGGCAGTGAAGGCAAAAATCACAGGGTCGATCAAAGGTATCAGGATGCGGCTGGTGCTCAAATGAAACCGCCAGCGTGGTCGTTCTCTTCGTTGAATGCGTTTGGCACGTGCCCAAGGCAGTACCATGCGGTCAAGATACTCAAGACTGTTGCGGAGACCAAGGGCGAAGCGACGCTGTGGGGCACGCGGTTCCATGAAGTTGCTGAGCTGTATGCCAAGAGGGAGCAGGATTTACCAGAGGAATTTGAGCAATACAGAGAGCATTTTGACAGCACACTGAAAGTGCCCGGCACGATACACGCAGAGCTGGAGCTGGGTGTGAACCGCAAACTGGAAGCATGTGAGTTCTTCGACTCAGATGTATGGTGCAGAGGGATTGTGGACGTACTGATCAGGAACGAAGGCGTAGCAGATGTAATCGACTGGAAGACTGGAAAGCGCAAGCCGAACAGCAAGCAGCTCAAGTTGTTTGCACTACTGGTGTTTGCACACTACCCTGACATACATACCTGCCGCACGGCGTTTCATTGGATCAAGACTGGTGAAAAGGACGAGGAGACATTCACTCGCGAGCAGATACCAGCGTTGTGGCAAGCGTTCGTGCCCGAGCTGAAGCAGTTCTTGGAAGCGTTCAAGACAGACACGTTCACGCCGAGACCATCCGGCCTGTGCAGGAAGCACTGCTCTGTGTCGGACTGTGAGTATTGCGGGATAGGTAGCTATTAAAAAATGCCCCGACAAGGGGGGCGTCGGGGCAAAGTCCTGTTAGACAGGAGAGGAGGTACGGAATGGATTGTCTTATATCCAGCTGTAGGTGTCAACTAATTATGAGGAGAATTGATGTGGCGAAAACAACAGCAACATGGAGCGTAAGCCTTGACTGCGATTGCCCTGCATGCAAAGAAAACGTGGACTTATTGGACTACTGCGATTTTTGGGATGGTCGGCAATTAGACGTTCCTGAGCACGGAACTGAACGGAGCAGAGATGTTGAGGTGCAGTGCCCTGAATGTGACCATGTGTTTACCGTAGATTTAGAGTACTGATGCTGCCCAACCAGCTATAGGTGTCAACTAATTATGAGGAGATCAACATGACAGAAGAAGGCAAAGTCAAGGAACAGATCAAGCGCATACTGAAGTCGTATGCGCCCTACGTGTACTACCACATGCCGGTGCAGAACGGGATGGGCATGCCCACACTGGACTTCGTTGGGTGTGCTGGCAGCAGGTTCTTCGCTGTCGAAGCCAAGGCCCCGGGCAAGGTTGCATCGGAACGCCAGAGCCTGACAGCCAAGAACATGTCAGCAGCAGGCGGCATGACGTTCGTGATCGACGGAGCGGTGCAAGACTTGGACGCACTGCGCGCGTGGATTGAAGAGGCTATCGAAGGCGAGGGTTAATATGCTTGTGCATGAAGAATCAAACAGTCTGCTGCTAAAGAGCCGCGACCCGCAGCGGATATGCAGGCTGATACCGAGGTCTAAGCTCATCAAGTTCGAGGGCCACAACGTAGCAGTGCGGTATGGGATGGAAGAGACGAAGGTACTCAGGAACCTTGGCATGGCTGTACCAAGTCCGATAATGTATCGCTACCACTGGCCGAGTAATTTCCCGACCATCTTTGAACACCAGCGGGAGACGGCAGCGTTTGCCACACTGCACAGCAAGTTGTTCATCCTGAATGAGCAGGGGACATGCAAGACCAGCAGTGCCTTGTGGGCGGCAGACTTCCTGATGCGCGAGAAGATCGTGAGGCGTGTTCTCATCGTCGCGCCGTTGTCCACACTGGAGCGTGCGTGGCGCAGTGAGTTGTTTACCACACTGATGCACAGGTCGGCATCTGTACTGCACGGCTCGCGCCAGAAGCGGTTGGACTTGCTGGCAGTTGATACGGATTTTTACATCATCAACCACGACGGGATCAGTACGATCCGCGATGAACTGCGCAAGCGCAAGGACATCGACTTGGTGATCGTGGACGAAGCAGGGCAGGCATACCGCAACGGAACGACGAAGCGGTACAAGGACTTGAAGGGGATGCTACGGCCAGAGCAGCGCCTGTGGCTGATGACAGGGACGCCGTGTCCGAACGCACCGACAGACGCATGGGCGCTGGCCAGACTGGTCAACCCGAACAACGTGCCGATGTATTTCAATGCGTTCAAGCGGCAGACGATGTATCAAATATCAACGTACAAGTGGTTGCCAAAACCGGAAGCCTATGAGATAGCCTACCAAGCGATGCAGCCGGCGATACGCTACAAGAAGTCTGAGTGTCTTGACCTGCCGCCGCTGATTATTCTGGACAGGGAGTGCGAGCTTACCAAGGAGCAGAAGGAAGCCTACTCATTCATGCGCAATCAGATGGTGCTGCAGGCGGACGGCACGAAGATAACAGCGGTGAACGCTGCGGATCAGATTACAAAATTGCGGCAGATACTGTGTGGCGTGGTCAAAGTCCCGAACACGGACGAGTACAAGATCATCGACCATCACCCGCGCGTGAACGTGTTGAAAGAGTGCATCGCTGAAGCTGGTGCCAAGGTCATCGTGATCGTGCCGTTCAAGGGCATAATCTACTCGCTGCAGGAGCAGTTGAAGGACGACTACAGTACTGCAATACTGAACGGCGATGTGCCGATCAAGGAGCGTAACGAGATACTGAGGCGCTTCAAGGAAGAGGCAGACCCGCACGTGCTGCTGTGCCATCCGAAAGTCATGTCGCATGGCCTGACGCTGACAGAAGCAGACACGATGGTGTTCTACGCGCCGATCTACAGCAACGATGAATTCCAGCAGGTGAAGGACAGGATCAACAGGCCGGGGCAGACACGGCACATGACCATCACACGGATGGGCGCGAGCGCACTGGAGTGGTCGATATACAAATCGCTGGACGCGCGTGGAGCGACACAGAACAGCATACTGGACTTGTACAAACATTTTGTGGTGGAGGAGACATGAAACTGCTATTTGTGCCCCGCGATGACTGGTTTGACATAACGAGCAAGTTAGCGTTTGTCCCCCAAGGTGCGATCAGTCCACCACTTGGACTTAAACATATTGAATATGGTGCCTGCCGAGATACTGTCTACTGGTCGATACACACTGGTAGGCAGATTGATTTGGCGCTGCAGAACGCTACGATCGTGTTGTGCATGCCCGATTGGCGAAACGTATTAAGTACTATTGATGCGCAACTGGAGGAGACATGAAAGTTGAATTGTCAGATCATTGGGTTCGGAGATCAGCGCGTAGTGGAGTACACGAGCTTAGATTGAATGACAGGCTACACACTCCGGGCATCACTATTTTTTGCCACAACAAAACATTTTTGTTCACTCGCGTGACAATCGATGAGTTTGGAGAAAGCACAAGTGTTGAATGCAGCAGACCATGGCCGACAGGATTACCACACAAGAGGCGGCTACGTGGCCTGAAGACTTATTTGATAGCACAATACAAACTGGAGGAGACATGAAAGATAAGTTGCGAGAGACGTGGGACTACGACGCAAAACACGATGTGCACGAACTTAGACTGACTAACGGCATAACCGTAGGAATCGCAATCTTCTGCAGAGAAAAAACTTTTCTGTTTACACGGAGAGACGTAGACGATTTTGGGAGCAGTACAAAGGTAGAATCCTTTCGCCCGTGGCCTGAAGGACTGCGCCACAAACGATACCTGCCAAAGTTGAAAGAGTATCTAATTGCACAATACAAACTGGAGGAGACATGAAAAACTGTAAAGGATGTAAATACGCGGAGTGGGCGAAAACGAAGACAGGCAGAATAAGCCCGACAGGAAACGGTAAGTGCAGCTACGAATACAAGGTGCCGCCGCTGCCAGCGAGTATGCACTGGCTTGGTGTTCCGCATCCTGTTGGCGGGTACATCGACCGACATGGCGAGTTGCAGGTGCACTGCACGTACTACACACGAGAGGAGGGTAAAAAAGCATCTTGACGTAGTGTGAGTTAGGGTATAAGATAGCATCATAAATCAATAAAGGAGCGTACAAAATGTCAGAACTTTCCATGCAGGAAGAAATCGCCGTCTCTGTAGCATCGATACAGCTGCACGAGTCTCACCCGGCAATCGATAAAATGATTCGCGTGTATGTGAAAATCCGCGATGCTCGTGCCGAGCGTAGAAAACTTTTCGAAGAAGAAGACAAGGCACTCGTGGAGCAGCAGGAACAGATCGAGAACGCCATGCTGGAAATCGCACAGAAAAGCGGTGCCACGCAGCTTGGCTCACCTTCAGGTACAGCCTACATCGAGACCGAGACACAGATCAGCATCGCTGATGACAGCTCGTTCTACAAGTTCATCAAGGACACAGACAGTCTGGACATGCTCCAGCGCCGTGTAAGCACCACAGCAGTCAAGCAGTACATCGCAGAGCACGAAGGGGCTGTACCGCCCGGACTGAATTTGTTCAACCGCATGCGCATCAAGATAAGGAGGAAGTAAATGGCGCAACATGTAGAGATTGACTTGGAGGCACTGGGCACCGTTCCGGGAAGTGTGATCCTTTCCATCGGCGCAGTTATTTTTGATCCGACCAAGGAACCGGAAAACTGTTTAGGGCGTGAGTTCTACTGCGTGGTCAGCAAGCAGGACAGTCTGGATCGTGGCTTGACAGTAAACGCAGACACGCTGAAGTGGTGGGAGAAACAATCCCCCGAAGCACGGCAAGTATTGGCGGATGCTGCCAACCCTGAACTTGCTGACATGCTTGATACAGGACTGGCGTTGCTTGCTGAATTCATCCCGACAAACGCGCTTATCTGGAGCAACGGCGCCAACTTCGACCAGCCGCTTCTGTCTGTGGCCTATGACAAGTGCGGTATGGAGACACCGTGGAAATTCTGGAATAGCAGATGCCACCGGACGATACTCGGACTGCACCCTGCGCCGAAATCGTTGATGCCGAAAAACCAGATGGCGCACAACGCACTGGAAGATGCAAAGACACAGGCCAAGCATGTTGTGGCTGTAGCGAAGGCGTTGGGTATCAAACTTAATTAACGAATTGGGGGTGCGGCGAAGGGCTAAACACCCTTGCATGGAAAGCTAAGAGCCTCATGCCACCTCCATATATTTGTAACACCGGCTACGCGGATTTTTCGTAGACAACCTTGATCAAGGAGAAGTACAAATGAGTGAAAATCAAGTAGTACCGTTTCTGGGCAACACGCAGGTGGCAATGCCTGCGCACATCGCGCAGAACTTCAACGAGGAAGACAACAACATTGCCGATAAGTTGTCGATACCGCAGCTGCGCTTCAAGGGCAAGCAGTGGTCCGTAACCATGGACGGCGAGCAGACTGTTCTGACCCGCAAGGGTGAGGATGGTGATGAGCCAGTTCCGGTCGTCAAGCTGATCATTCTGGACATGAACCAGCATCGGTCGCGTGCCTACTACGCAGGGGCTTATGACCCTGAGCGCAACTCGCCGCCTGATTGCGCATCTGCGGATGGTATCCATCCCGATGCGTCTATCGCTGAGCCGCAGTGCACATCCTGTGCGACCTGCCCGATGGCTGCGAAGGGGTCGAAGATCACTGACACCAACGCCGCTGGCGTAGCATGTTCGTCCTTCAAGCGTTTGGCCGTGACGTTCGCACACAAGCCTGACTTCGGGCCGCTGCTGCTGCGTCTCCCCCAAACGTCTTTGTACGACAAGGACAACAAGGAACAGGAAGCGAAGGGATGGTTCGCATACGATCAGTATCTGGACTTCCTGCGCGCTCGCGGTGTGAAGAACACAGCTGCCATCATCACGAAGGTCAAGTTCGATCCCAGTGTGGATGTCTCGTACCCCAAGCTGCTGTTCTCTGCAGACAACTGGATCAGCGCCGAAGCTGTGCCGGTCATCAAGCAAGTCAAGTCTGACAAGGCTGAAGACATCCTGAAGATCATCGGCGCTATGCCAGTCGGGGACGCACCTGCAGCACTTCCTGCACCTGCCGAGAAGCCAGTCGAGAAGCCAGTCGAGAAGCCAGTCGAGAAGCCTGCAGCAGCCAAGCCTGCTCCCAAGGCAGCACCGAAGGCACAAGCCAAGGCAGCGCCTGCAGCGCCTGAGATCGACCCTGATACTGGGGACCCGATCGTGTCCAAGGCACCGGCCCAAGCCAAGCCAGCGGTAGCATCTGCAGCACCCGCCACTGCGCCAGCAGGAAGCGGTCTGGAAGCCATCCTCGGCTCGTGGGATGACTAAGCAGTAGCATAAACCCATCGAGGGGCGGGAAGGCCCCTCACCAAATTCAAGGAGCTATGGTGGCTGATAAAAAGATACGCACGCTGAACCCGGAAGGAGTCAAGAAGATTCTGGAGGCACTGCGAGAAGACAGGACGGCCCTCGGGCCGAAACTTGGATACGCGGCGTATAATGCACGAGTGCCTGCCGCCATACTTGCCAACCTGATGCCAACATCGGAGCAGTCCATGTACCGTTGGTACTACGGCGTAGAGCCACGAAGATGTTTCAGGAAGAAGATCAAGGCGCTGACTGAGATACTACAGTTCGCTGTGAAGAGTGGGCACTTACCTGTTCCCGGCACACATGCCGATGTGCGTGAAGCCATCACGCAGGCAGCGACAGCACTACAAGCACAGCGCCGCACTGAAGCGGTTGCTGAATGACTCCCAGCGGCGTAGTATTGACCGCTCACAAGGGGAATACATGGACACCAAAGAATTTCTCGATCTGGTTCTGCCAGACGAAGGATATCGTGCCCTCCGAATTCAGACACCGTATGAAATTCAGCAGAGTGCGGTAACGAACGAAGAAGCTGCAACCAAAGCAAAGATAGCAGCCAACCAAGGCGGCAATGTATTTTTCTGTTTGGCGTCCATGACCAATCCCCCGGTGAAGGTGGAAGAAGACGGGAAGCTGAAAACGAAGTTCAGATCACAAGCCAACGCGCACTCGCTGCGCTGCCTGTTCCTCGATCTGGATGTGTGCAAGCCGGACGAGGACAACGAGAAGAAGTTCGCGACACGCGCCGATGCCGTGATCGCACTGAAGGAATTTTGCAAGCTGGTCGGCATGCCCCGTCCGCTGCTGATCGCATCCGGCATGTATGGAGTGCACGTCTACTGGCCCTTTGAGTCAGCTGTACCCGCTTCAAAATGGAAGGTGCTGGCATCGCGATTCAAGGCGTTGTGCATCACGGCCAAGCTGAACATCGATGCAGCTGTACCGGCGGACAGTGCGCGCGTGCTGCGAGTGGTTGGTACCTGGAATTTCAAGAACGGCAGGGAGCAGGGAGAATCAAATCTGGTCAGACCACTTGTAGACTATGTGCCGCCACGCATCGCATTTGAAGACTATGAGATGCTGGTAGATACGGCGTGCGAAAAACTGGGCGTGGGTGCGGCACCTGCACCACAACTGTTTGAGGGCGGCAACGCAGAAGCGAACGATGCGTTCGAAGAGAACACCAAGCGCGAGATCGACAGCCTGCCAGTTAGTCTCGACCTGATAGTTGAGAAGTGCGCAGCACTGGCAGACTCTGTAAGCGATAAAGGCGCGCGGGACAGTGAGCCATCGTGGTGGATAAACATGGGCATCGCTTCGTTCTGCGACAGGCCGGAAGAAGCAGTCGTGCATCTGGCCAGCGGCCACGCGGATTACAACCACGAGACATCCGTTGCCAAGATGTTGCAGTGGAAGACAAACGCCACAGGGCCTGCCACGTGCGAGAAGATCCGCGAGGCGCGTTACAGCATGAGCATGGATGATGTCTGCGAAGGATGTCCATATCGTGAGACTGTGAAAACTCCGGTGCAGCTTGGGCGGTACGCAGAGTCGCTGGTATACCCAGAACCCGACACGGAAGATCTACTCGAAGCACTGCAAGACAGCGCAATAGTGCAGAAGACTAACGTGCCGGCACCTTACTCACGCGATTCAGATAACTCGATAGTGCTCATAGCAAAAAAAGATGGTGTTTTGCTTGGCAAGGAAGAGGTCTGTCCGTTCGATCTCTATCCGATACGCTTGATGGACTGCGAGAGACTGGAAGAACGGAATGTAGTTTGGCGGTGCGACCTGCCCCACATGGTGACGAAGGATATTGTCATCCCGCAGAGAGCACACTATGATGGTCAAAAACTAGCCGGAGAACTGGGCGCACGTGGCATCACGATCGCTCCGAAGAAGGCTCAACTGGTACAGGACTTTATGGTTGCCTATATAAAACAACTTCAGAAGGCCGCACCCGCTAGGCAGATGTACAACACGCTGGGCTGGAAGGATCGCGACTTCGTTATGGCAGATGGCGTAATGACCGCCACAGGCTTTCAGCCGTTCCCCTATCCAGCGCCCTTCAAGCGCGACTTGCCGGGATTCGGCAAAGAAATGGGCAGCCTTGAAGAGTGGAAGAAGCTGCTGAACTTCTATAACAGACCGGGGTACGAAGCCTACCGCCTGACCTTGCTCATGCTCATCGGGGCACCACTGCTGCGCTTCACGAACGTCGAGGGGCTGGTCGTTAGCTTGCATGGCGAGAGTGGCGCAGGGAAAACCACGGTGATCAAGCTGGCGCATAGTGTGTATGGTAATCCGACAGAAATCATGCTCAATGGCACTGAACGCGGCACCACGGTGAACGCACTGTTCCGCAAGATCAGTCTGTACCAGAACATCCATGTGGGCTACGATGAGATCAGCAACATGCCGCCCGAGACCGCCAGCGCGCTGGTTTACAGCATATCTATCGGTGTCGGCAGGGATCGTCTGGGGCGTGATGGCTTGTCGCTAAGCCAGCAGGAAAAGTTCTGCACCATACTAGGGGCCACGACCAACCAGAGCATGCGCAACAAGCTGAGTGCTTACAAGGCAGACAACACTGCCGAACAGATGCGCCTGATAGAGTTCAAGGTAAAGGATACACATGCCCACACCAAGGTCGAGGCAGATGAAATGCTCCTCAAGATGTCGGAGAATCACGGCGTCGCGGCCAAGCCGATAATCGAGTTCCTCGTGCAGAACCAAGACATGATCGCAGACAGCGTGCGTGAGATCATGAGGCAACTGGACACACTGAAACGTATTTCAGCACGTGAGCGGTTCTGGTCTGCCGGTATCGCCTGCGGCCTTGCCATGGGTAAAGTTCTTCGCAAGATGGGCTTCATCGACTGGGATTTGAATTCTCTGACATCGTTTGCATCAGCGTATCTTGACGAAGCGCGCGGCGATGTAAGCGATAGCAACCTGTCGGCAACCAGCACAATCAGCGAACTTCTGGAAGCGTTCGGACCGCACACACTGGTCGTCAACTCAGACATCGGCAAGGGCAACATGAACATGCGCCCACTTAAAGAACCATGGGGAGAGATGTGGGCACGCTGCGAGATGGACGTTCGCAAGGTCTACATGTCCCGCGAGCAGCTCAAGAAAATCTGCGCTGAGAAGACCATCGACATGCACGAGCTACAGCTTGAACTGCTCTCCAGCGGCGTGCTGCTCGACCCGAGCGCACAGAAGACACTGGGCGCCGGCACGGACTTCGAGAAGGCCAAGATACGCTGCTGGATAATCGACTTGGACCACCCTGCACTGGCAGGAAAACCAAGGGATGCGCTGTTCGCTCAGAGCAACGTGACTGACTTAAGAAAGACTGCCTAATCCAAAGGAGACAACGATGATAGTAGCCGCATGGTGTTTAGCGATGGTAATTCAATTTGAAGGGGCATCCGAGCCGACCTTGAGCCAGATAGCGATTGCAGATGTCGTCATGACCCGCGCGCACTGGCAACCTAAACGAGTTTGCAGGGAAGCGTTCCGCCCATGGCAGTTCACGGCACTGATGTCGCATCGCGATGTTCCGTCGGAATCAAACAAGGCGTGGAAGAAATCCAGACTTATAGCTGCGCGAGTATTGAAGTGCGGTAAGCGGTGCGATGTTACCAAGGGGGCGGATCACTACTACATCAAGGGGACACACCAGACCAAGACATTCAAGATCGTTTCAGGGTCTCCCTACTGGGTGGGATCTTGTGTGACAACGGCCCGGTACGGTACGCAGGTGTACTGTCGAGAGCGACGGCGAACGCGATCAGCTGAGCATTCCGATGTCGCATCTGTGCCGCTCAACCTCCCCATGATCGAAGTGAAGCACGATCGCCTGCATATCTCTCCCAGCCCTATACCCACTCCCAGCGTGCCACGCATCCCGCGCGCCATCATTCAGCCCCGCTATTTTGGCGTACCACTTGCGTCGATCAATTTAGTCATGTGGAGTGCGATAGCATCATCCTTCCCCTGACTCCCTGCGCTGCTGCCGAATTTGTAGTTGACCACTTGTTGTGCGTTTGATGCAACATAGCCTGTGATTGACCCAACTACGTTTGCGATCGCTGCGACAATGGCCACATCTTTCAGCGTGATGCCACCAGTCAACAACATGTAGCAGCCCCACAACTCTGCAGTCATCAGGCAGGCGAACGTGATCAGGATTACATAGCCAAGTGCGTTATTCGATTGGCCAAATGTTTTTCTGGCATCCTGCGTGTCGGCGGTTTGTGTTGCAAACTGAGCATCTTCATGCGCCTGATTTATTTTCACAAGATCGATGTTTTGCTGCTTCAGGACTTCCTCGTGCTTCTGGTCTGCGGCTCGAACAGCAGCGATAATCTCAGGTGTCATACTGCCAGACTGGATGACCTGAGTAATTTGTGAGATGTCTTTCTGTTGGCTTCCGGCAGATGTAAGTCCGAACGCACCCATCAGAGACGCGACTGCTCCCCCGGCCAACGGTCCACCGAGCATGGTGGCGATTGTCGGAGCGATTGAACTAATTGCAGTTTTAAGATCGAAGCTCATACCACCTCCTATTCCGGCATTACGCCAGTCTCAATCGCATCGCAGATACGCACTGCACGTGGACCGACCTGCTTGAACCACAAACTCAATCGCAGTCGCGCAGCCACAGACTCGTAGCTGCCGCGTTGAAAATCCCGCATCGTGTTGTGGAACTCCATCAGGGTCTCGATGCCCATGTTGAAAGTCATGTTGGCAAGGCAGCGTTTGCGCACATCGTCCAGTGTCTCCCACCAAGGGAAGGCATCGTCCAGATCCTTGAATACTTCCTCCAGATCCTCGTTAAGCAACTGATCGATCTGCGCGCCGGAAAGTGGTTGTGTCCAGTCCGCAGGGAGCGGCCTTACCTCGCAGTTGTGGCCTACACCGATAGTGTCGATGCCCTTGGAGTCCTTGTACATGGTATTTCGCACGCCTTCATCCCGGCGTAGTTCCTTGTCCAGCAGCGCAAGTTGTTCGTCACTCAGAGTCATGTTTGTCCCTTTCCTGTTGAAGTATTCTCAGATGATCTTCCAGCATTTCCTTCGTAGCTGCTGTCAGCGCCATCGTCGCCTGACCGACCAATGCTATCGCATCGATCACAGCCTGTTGTCTCAGGTCCTGACTCTTCTGGCTGATCATTATTAAAGGAGCTTGTACCGCTGCCAGTAATGAAAGGAATAAATTTAGCTCGATAAATGGCGCGGGATCGAAGGGCCTTGGCGATAATTCGTTGTAGATAATCCATAACCATATCGCCACCGAAAGAAGAAATAAAAACGTCCAGCTGCCAATGTGATCGTGCGCAAAATCCGCTGCAAGCTGTCCGAAGGTCTTTTGTTCAGATGTGTTGTCCATGAATGTAAACCACTGCTGCCGCCACAGCGGAGATTAGTGTTAAGATCAGACCAATGCCGGCGATCCATGCTAACATCTTACCGGGTATCGACTCTACAGCCGCCTTGTAGTTCTCCCCGTATTGTTTCTGCAGTGTCTCGAACCCATTACCAATTCGGTTTGTCATCTCCAGCAGATCGGATTTTGTAGCCATCGTGCCTGACATGTGGCCGAACTTCAACTCCAACGCGATCTGTGAGTTGGCAAGTCGGTCGATATTGACGTGGGCATCGTCAACGCGTCTTCGCAACTCACCGTGGTTTTCCTGCAGGACGGCGTGTCCTGTTTCCAACCTATTCACCTTGCCTCCAAGGGCTTCGACGGTTTCCTGAAGTTCATCGATGTCTCCCACAGCATTTCCCCCTTGCAATTCGTTACTCATAAACTGCTCCCTAGTGTCTAGTGTACCCCAGAACCGTGTCCGAAGGCCAAGTAAAACGTCGCTATCGTCTCCAAGCCTACCAGCAGCGCGATCAGCACCTCCAAGACGAGCGATGTTCTGGCAGAAGACGCGCGTTCAGTAGCCAGAGCCTCATCTATAGCCATCTGCTGCAGGATGGATTTCAGTTCAGCTTCTTGTCGCACATTGGTTTCCTCCAGTGCGTCCAGTCGCATATCTGTAGATATGCGATGTTCTACCTCATCGAAAATATCATCTCTATCTTGTAAGCTAAGTTCTGCCATGGGATAACCTTAAATTATGCGACGCCGATCTCGCCTTCGCCTTCGATGGTCAGCCCAGTGGCGCTGCCTACTCCAGTCAGGAAGTCTGCAACGTCCAGTCGCAGTGCACCGTACCAATCGACGTAAGAGTTTGCAGCAACCGACAAGCCCTTGCCGAGAAATTCAGTTCCTGCTGCTGAAGCGCCTGTGGCTCCGATGTAGCCGGTGAAAGTAAGCGCGCCCGCCGTGGTATTCACGATGCGGATGTGGCGCAACAGAAGATATGGTTGGGACATCGTGAACCCAACAGGGCCTGACAGGGATGTGACATTGCAGTTGAGAATGTTCGCGACAGTCGCAGCGATTGCTGCCGGACCAAAACGAAATGACTTATTCGACGCCATGATGACCTCCTTAATGCGTTAGACTTCCGAAACGATACCTTCTTTTCCCTATAGAATCAACTAAATTGTGTGCAGCCTGAGTGGTGAGCCAAGTCACACAGAGCGCGTATGTGCTGTAAGTCGAATTCTTCTGCTTCCAGAAAGGTGCACCCCAACATGGAGCGTCGGGTGTTTGAAACCAGCTAAGATACTTCGGCAAGTTTCCTTGCGCGTCTACGAATAGTGCGATTAGTGGGGACAAAATAATAGCGAAGATGGTCATTGCCCAACTTGCTGCTGCGTAGAGTGGGTAGAGTAGGGATTTCATTAAGCTACCCTCCGCACTGTAATAGTCCCTGTCCACGCATTCGGCATTGTTATTGTTCCGAGGGATGACCAGAGTGTTGTGGTGTCTAGCCATTCTGAATTTAGTATAAATAAACGCCTCCCGTTGGTAGTGTCCCAACATTTACTGTTTAGTGTCTCAACTGCTTTCGTTAAGGTCGAGGTGAATACGCAGCATTTGCAATTAAGCACGCTACTAGAGTACCCAATAACAAATCCTCCATCTGCAGAGGCGGTGAGAGTGTTTCCAGAAACTGTCGTCCCACTAACCTTAATGTGGCTTATATCAAAGCTATTTGTTGTTGGAACAGCATTGTTAGGTTGAATCAGTGTCTGCGCTCCGGCTGCCGCCGCTGCGAAACTTCCTACTATTTCAATCTCATAAATCTGCCCATCACCACAAGCTATGTGCAGAGGCATGGAGGTTTGAGCGGTGAATGAGTCCGAGGTGTGCTGACCTACACCTAATACACGGTCGTTTACGCCATCCCAAGTCACTGGGTCAAAGTAGGTGCCTACTCCGCTGCTCCCACTGCCTGTCCCGGGCGGACCCATAGGTCCTTCCTCTCCATCCTCTGCAGTAAGGAATAACGGCACACCGGGAACACCCTGCGCTCCGTCCACCCCGTTAGTTCCTGCCACACCAGTCGTTCCTGTAGCTCCAGTTGCTCCAGTTGCTCCAGTATCGCCCTTGACACCTTGAGGCCCCATGTCGCCCTGCTCGCCTTCTTCCGCCACGAGAAAGATCGGCACACCGGAAACGCCTTGTGCTCCGTCCACCCCGTTAGTTCCTGCCACACCAGTCGTTCCTGCTGCTCCGGTCGCACCTGTATCGCCCTTGACACCTTGCGGCCCCATGTCGCCCTGCTCGCCTTCTTCCGCCACGAGAAAGATCGGCACACCGGAAACGCCTTGTGCACCATCTATACCGTTCGTGCCTGCTACTCCGGTCGCACCCGTATCTCCCTTGACACCTTGCGGCCCCATGTCGCCCTGCTCGCCTTCTTC